CGTATCATACAATCGGGACTCCATTAGTAGGAGCGAACCAAATCAAAGCTAATGAAAAAATCATAAGTATTGATGACCTCCTAATTTCCCAAGCTTTCGTCAGTTCTTTAGAAGAAATGAAGAACCATTATGACGTTAGGCAAATTTATAGTGCTGAATTAGGAAAAGCTTTAGCAAGAACGTTTGATCAAAACGTAGCAAAAGTAATTGCTAATGCTTCTAGAGCTTCAGCAACACTAACTGGTGGTAATGGTGGTACTGTCTTGACATTACCTACAGGTAATACAACATCAGCAAACGTCACAGGTGATGAAATAGCAGCAGCTATTTATGACATTGCACAGACATTTGATGAAACTGACATTCCTCCAACAGATCGTTTCTGTGTACTACCACCTTCTGAGTACTATAAGTTAGCAGAAACAGCAACAAGAACTGTTGATACTGACTTTAACCCTCAAGGTAATGGTTCATTTGCATCAGGTCGTATTCAAATGGTTGCAGGTATTCCTGTAATGATGAGTAACAACGTACCTCAGTCAAACGTATCATCTAACCCAAGTGGAGCTAACAACACTTATTCTGGTGACGATAGTAAAACTATTGGTTTAGTATTCCACAAATCAGCAGTCGGTACTGTAAAACTACAGGACATGACAACTGAGATCTCTGGTTCTGACTACGGTATTATGTATCAGGGTACATTAATGGTTGCTAAATATGCTTTAGGTCATGGAATCCTAAGACCAGAAGCAGCAGCAACAATTAAATTGTCTGCTACTTAATCTACCTAAATCATCAAAATGGGGTATTCTATTATTAGATACCCTTTTTTTTATGTCCCCCTATGGCAAGGGCAGTTATGGTTCTAAGGTTGGCAGACCAAAAAAATCTAAAACTGCTGTAAAAAAGAAAAAAACCACTAAAAAATCTAAAAAAATGTAGCTATGGCTAGAAAAAAACTAGGATTGTACGCTAACATTCATGCAAAAAGAAAGCGTATAAAAGGAGGTAGTAAAGAAAAAATGAGGAAAAAAGGTGAAAAGGGTAGACCTACTGCGAAAAACTTTAGAGATGCAGCTAAAACTGCTAAGAAAAAATGAGTATTACCGCAGCAACGACAGAACTAGAAGCAATTAACATTATGTTAGCTGCAATTGGTGAAGCACCAGTAAATAAACTTACTGGCACGCTTCCTGTTGACGTTAAAATTGCACAAAACTTGTTAAATGAACAAAGTAAATCTGTTCAAGGTGAAGGTTGGTCATTTAATACTGAATATAATGTTGTGTTAACTAGAAGTGCTAATAATAAAATTAATTTACCAGCAAATGTTTTAAAAGTAGACGTAAATATACATGATCATCCACAAGTTGATGCAGTACAACGTGGATTAAAACTTTATGATAGGTTTAAACATACAGATATTTTTGATGAAGATCTTAAATGTGAAGTCTTATATTTTTTAAAGTTTGAAGAATTACCAGAACCAGCTAGAAGATATATAAATATAAAGGCAGCTAGAGTATTTGTAGATCGTGCTGTTACTGATGAAAGTTTGAGAACTTATACACAACAAGATGAAACAAGAGCTAGAGCAATTTTGTTAGATAGTGATAACGAAAACAATGATACAAATATGTTAATAGGAGATCCAGCTTTAACAGGTAGATTAAATACATTTAACCCTTCATCTGCACTTATTAGAGACTAATGGGCGTTATCTCAAGATCTATTCCTACTTTATTAAGAGGGGTATCACAAGCTGCTGACTCAACAAAGCAAGCTGATCACGCTGATTTGCAAAATAATGCTAATAGTAATCCAGTACAAGGTTTAACAAAAAGATCAGGAACACAATATTTAGCAACAATAAGTAATAGCACAATTGGTAACGTTCACATACAAACTATTAACAGAGATTTATCAGAAAGATATATAGCTATTTTTAGTAATGGTGATGTAAAAGTTTTTGAACTTGATGGTACAGAAAAAACTGTACATAAACCTGATGGCGTTACTTACTTAGCAACTACTAATCCAAGAGATCAGATTAAAACTGTAACTATTGCTGACTTCACGTTTGTTGTTAATACAAGTATAGTTACACAAATGGACACTACTCTATCAGCAGGTAGTGATACGCAAGCGATTGTATTTATAAATCAAGTCTTAGACAAAACAACTTATACACTTACAGTTGATGGCAATACAGTCACTAAAGATACCTCTGCTGATAATCCACTTAGTACAACTACTGTTGCTACATCTTTAAAAAACTCTTTAAACTCTGCACTTACAGGTTTTACTATTGCACAAAATGGTGCAGTATTACATATTAAAAAAAATGACGGATCTAATTTTTCTATTGATGGTGGTGATACGCAAGGAAATACAACAATTACTATAGTCAAAGATTCTGTACAGAGATTTACAGATTTACCTACTGTTTCACCAAACGGTTATGTAGTAGAAGTTAAAGGTGATGAGTCAACTAATTTTGATAATTATTACGTTAAGTTTGTTACTAATAATGGTGGTGCATTAGAAGAGGGACAATGGGAGGAAACAGTAAAAGATGGAATAAAATTTAAATTTAATTATGACACTATGCCACACGTTTTAATACGTCAGGCAGATGGTGATTTTAGATTTGCAAGAGTAGATGGTGATACATATAGCGTTACTGTTGGTAGTACTACGCAATCATATACATTACCGCAATGGGGTGAAAGGACTGTTGGAGATGAAGAGTCAGCACCTAATCCTTCTTTTATTGATGCTCCTATAAATAATGTATTTTTCTTTAGAAACAGGCTAGGGTTCTTAGCTGATGATAACGTCATATTATCAAGGGTTTCTGAATTTTTTAACTTTTTTCCAGAGACAGTTATTACTGTTATTGATTCTGATCCAATAGACGTTGCAGCGTCACACACAAAGGTTGCGATACTTAAAAACGCTGTATCTATGGGTGAACAATTAATTTTGTTTTCTGATCAAACGCAATTTGTATTAGCTAGTTCTTCTGATACATTAACGCCATCAACTGCTAACGTTATTGTTGCAACTGAATTTGAGAGTAGTTCAGCAGCACAGCCTGTTGGTTCTGGTTCTTCTATTTATTATTTAACTGATAAAGGTGAATTTGCAGGTGTTAGAGAATATATAACGCAAGGAGATGTACAAGTAAGAGATGCAGCAAATATTACTATTCATATTCCTAGACTTATAAAAAGAAATATATTTAAATTTGCAGTATCAACCAATGAAGATGTCCTTATATTATTAGGTACTGATAATCCAAATACTTTGTATGTTAATAGATGGTTAGAAGGCGAAAGAGCAAACAAAATTTTAAACTCTTGGTCTACTTTTACTATTAATGAAGCAAGAATAATTAGAAATATTGACTTTATTAATAATGATTTATTTATGGTTATAGAACAGCCAACAGGTACAACTTTAGAAAAAATGCCATTTGCTGCTGATTATAAAGAACCATATTCAGAATTTGAATATCATCTAGATCATAAAGTGACAGAAGCAACAACAGGAGTTAGTGTTGCTTATAACCCTACTACTAACGCATCTACTTTTACGTTGCCTTATCAACTAAGAGGAAAGATGAATATAGTAGGTAGATATTTATCTTCAACAGAAACTAGTACATATGTTGATCCTCAAGGTAATACACAAACTTTAAAACCTGCACAAGTTGTACAATCTACAAATGTTACTAATGGTTCAGTAAACACTATTGTTGTTAAAGGTGATTATAGAAATTCTAAATTTATTATTGGTGAACCATATGAAATGTTATTTAGATTTAGTCGGCAAAGAATCTTACAAACAGCAGGTGGCGATCAACAAGGAGAAGTAATTGCTGGTCGTTTACAAATACATCATTGGTATATCAAATATGAAAGAACAGGATTTTTTCAAGTAGAAGTAACACCAGATAGTAGAGATACAAGTGTTCATAAATTTACTGGTAGGTTGTTAGGTTCTGCTTCTACTTCTATTGGTGAAGTAAATTTGGCTTCTGGTACATTTAGATTTCCAATAATGACAAGAGCCGATACTGTAGATATTGACGTAAAGAACAACACTTTTTTACCTACTCAACTTGCAAGTGCAGAATTTGAAGGATTGTTTTATATGAGAAGTAGGAGAATATAATGGGATATTTAAGAAAATCTAATAGCAAAGATCTACGTCATGTTATGAAAAATATGCGTACTATGGACAAAATAGAAGCATATTATCAATGTGGTTGTGAACCAGAAGATGCGTTAGCACTTACATATATAAATAGCCAAATCACTATGACAGCAGCAGGTGATGAAGATCAACCTATGGGTTTATGTGGTGTTATGCCTAATGGGTGTATATGGTTTGTAGCAACTGATGAGTTGTTTGATAACAAGAAATATAAAATACAACTTATAAGAAAAGGTAAGGAATGGGTGAGTACTCTTTTACAAACTTATGATTACCTTTATAATTATGTATATGCTGAAAACGAAGTGTCCATTAAATGGTTGCGTTCTATGAATTTTAACTTTATAAATTTACATAAAGAATATGGGTTACATAAAAAACCATTTTATGAATTTATGAGGATAATTTAATGTGTTTAGGTCTTGGATTAGCTGCACCAGCAGTAACAGGTACAACCGCAGCCACAACCGCAGCCGCAGCAGGTGCTACAGCAGCCACAGCAGCAGCGACAACCGCAGCCACAGCAGCCACTACAGCAGCTACCGCAAGTAGTTTTTTAGGTCTTGGTGCAGCAGCTAAACCATTTTTACTATCAGCAGGTTTAAATTTAGGAACTAGTATTTTCTCAACTATTCAACAAAGAAAACTAATATTTGATCAAACAAGAGGTATTTATAGATCTTCATTAGAAATGATTAGAAATGCTGAACAGGCAAAAGCTGATCAAGAAAGAGCAATATTAGCATTACAAAAAGAAAAAGATGCAGCTAAAAAACAGAAAATTATGACAACAAAAATACAAGGCTTACAGTTAGAAGGTGCTATGAGAGCAACAGAAAAATCAGGTAATACTATTGCTTTATTGCTACAAGACATAGAAAATCAAACATCTAATTTAGTTGAAGGAATAGAACAAGAAAGAGACAGTTTGTTATCACAAACACAAAGAGATATAGACGGAGCTAGAGCAAGAAGAGATAATAGGTATAATTTAGCTAAAGACCAGATTACTAGAGCAACAAATGCTGCTAATAATGCACCGACATTGTTTGGAGCAATACTTAAATCTGTGGGTCAAAGTGCAGGTACTTATGCAACCTTGAGGGCAGCTTAAATGGTACAACCATCCAACGGTAGATTATACAAAGGAACAGAGTTTACTCCTCAAGGTAAGGGTTACTCTGATACTTTTGTAAAACCGCCTCAAGAAGTAGAACAAAAAAGAGGTGCGTTAGACGTAATGACAGAAGCATTAGTTGCAGTAAACCCTGCACTTAATGCTATTTTTGCTGTAGATTTAAAAAATAAAATCAAAGAAGAAAAACAAAAAGGATTTGAATTAGCTGTTAGAAAAAATAGAGAAGAAGGTGGTTTTAAAGAAGTTGTAGATGAACTTAGAAAAAACAAAGATGATGGTATAACTAATCGTTTTATTGGAGGTAGTTTTTTTGCTGAAGATGCTTTTAACCAAGCAAGAGGAACATTATTAAGTAGCAAAATTGATAGAGAAATACAAACTCTATATGCAACTTCAACAGGTAAAAAACAACTTTTTACTAATGATGGTTTACCTATTTTAGATGAAAATCAAGAACCAGTATTTGAAGATCGCCCATTGTATGAATTTCCAAAAAATTCAGAAGCATATAAAGAGTTTGCAAGAAATGTAGATGCTATAGGTACTTATGAAGCAGAAGGTTTAAAACCAGAAGATGCATTAAAATACTTAGACGCTAAAGAAAAAGCTTTTTTAAAAGTAGAAAATGATCATATAACAAAACACAAAGATTTTAGATTTAATAATTTAACTGCTATGAACAATAGTTTTCTATTGCAGTCTTGGATTAAAACAAAAGATTCTGATCTTTCTACACCAAAATGGGATAGTTTTGCTTCTGATGAAGAAGCTTTAGAAGCTATTAGTGATAGTTATGGATTAATAAACGGTAAAATAAATTTAGATTTTCAGATGGGTTTAACGTCTGATAAAACAGTTAAATATTATGAAAATTTAATTAAAAATGTAGAAAGCGTAGCTTTGCAAATTAATGAAAAATTTGGCAAAGAAGAAGCTTTTGCTTTTTTAGATTGGGCTGAAAATATACAATATGGCAATGGAAAAAATAAATTATTGCAACACAAAGATTTTGCAACAAAAAAGTTTGCTCTAAAAGTAAAAATAGGAAAAGAATATGACAGACTAAAAGAAGATAAAGAAAAGAGTAAAGAAGATATAGCAAGAAATAAAGTTAATACTGTAATAGAAAAAGCATTAGAAGTTAGTCCAGACGGTAAAATTTACTTTATGACAGAAGAAGGCCAAGTCATATTTGACACTTTATATAAGATTTCACCAGAGTATAAAGATATGATTGACTCGTATGTAGATCTATATAACGGAGATAGAAAACAAACATTATTAGAATTTCGATTATCTGTTAATAGTGGTGACTATGATGATGATCCAGAAAGAGCAGGTACAGATTTCTTAGCAATAGTAAATAAATTGGGTGGTTATGGTCGGCTTACAAAAGTAGAAAAAGGACTTGTAGATAGTATCTCAGGTGATATAAGAGCTATTCCTGATAACCAACTTGTAGGTGGGTACAAGTATTACAATAATGCTATTAAAAATAAGATATTTAATCTTCTAAAACTTACAGAAACAGATACAGGTGCAATTGTATCTATAAATGATTTTTATAATAATGATTTATCTACAAATCCATTTGAGTTAGATGGTAAACAAGCAAACATTATTGGAACAAAAGTTCTTAGATTATCATTAGAAAAATTTAACGATTGGAGAAGATCACAAAAAACACCTCCGACTGAAACTGAATTATCTGAATATTTTGAAAACACAATTGTACCATTTATAGATAAGCAACTTGTAGGTACTATCTATCCAGAAAATATAACCTTTGACTTATTTGCTAGAGATGGATCAAGCTTTAAAATTACTCTTAATAGATTTACTAATAAAGATTTATATGAAAAATTCCAAAGTGGTGAACATACAGCAATTAATCCACCAAAAGAGTTATTTACACAATTTAAAGTTCCTGATAAATTCTATCAACAGTATTTTAATGACAGAAATATTGATGATAAAGTCAATAAAATGTCTACATTTAGAGTAGATGATAAGGAACAAAATGAATTAAATAAAAAGTTAAACAAAACAAATAACAATAATGACGGTGCTGTTATTAGTGATGACAATAAACTAAATAACAATAAAGTGAAAAGCAATAATAATTCATTAGATCAATTAATTAAAGAAAAAGATAAAGAAACTGATAAAAAAATAAATAATAAAACAAGTTTCTTATTTGAAAAACCAGTAGAAGTTGCATCTCTTGAGTTAAGTGGTTTATTAAATGAAGATACTGTTGATTTAAAACCACTATCACATACAGTACAAAGCGGTGAAAGTTTAGCTGTTATAGCAGAAAATTATGGTGTATCTGTAGAGGATATTTTAGAAATTAATCCTGAGATAACAGATGCAAGCTTAATTTACAAAGATCAAGTTGTTAAGATACCAAAAAATCCAGTAGATCAAGTAATGGATTTCAAGTCTATAGATGTTACTAAGTTCCCTGATCATGGTAATTTGGCAAGAGTTATAAGAGATGGTGAGTCTAGCAATAATTATGATGCAGTAAATTATGGTGATACAGGTCGTTCTGCAACAATAGATGGTTTGTCTACAGCAACATTAGGCGAAGTCTTAGAAGATTTAGAAAGTGGTAAATATTATGCAGTTGGTGCATATCAATTTAAAGCTGTTACATTTAAAGAAAGTATGAAGGCAGCAGGTTTGGGAACAAATACTAAATTTAGTCCTGACGCACAAGACAGAATGTTCTGGGCAAGACTTATGAATAGCATTAGGCCAAATGTTAGAAATTATATTTTAGGTAAATCAGATGATTTAGACGCTGCATTAGAAGATGTTGCAATGGAGTTTGCAGC